TCTCAGCACGATTTCGTCTGGGTTTTCAGATCTACTCATCTCTCAAACTATCCAACACTTGAAGAATAAAAGCAATAGAGTTAGCATACTCTCGTCCATCTTGCCCACCCATCACAATGTAAGCAATCTCTTTTTCGGCAAGTTCAATTCTCTCATTTCGTGTGAGTTCTTTGAGTTCAGGACGATACCAGTTTCCATTCTCGTCTTGCTTGAAACCAGCATTCAGTTTCTCACGACGCTCTGCTTCCTCAAACATCTCATCAGGGTATGGTTCTTGGTTTCTCATCATTTCTCTGATTTTGTCTTTGCCGTATTCAGTGAGTTCGTGTTTTTTGTTGCGGAGTTCTTCTACTTCTTCTTGTGTGAGATTGACCCATGGCATATCATCGTTCATTTCAGTTCCTCTTCTTGTTGTTCAATCTGAAAGATAGCATTTAGAAATTCCAGAGCATACTTACCCACGACCCAAGCATCTTTATCCTCAAAGAACCGATCACCAATAGTCCACATATCATAATACTCTTTACCTTTATTGAAGAAGGCAATCACATAACAATACTCTTTGCCTTCACATTTATGCCACCTAACGAGTTCATACTTGTTGTTGACTTCACACCAACGGAACTCAATATCACGAAATCTCATTCTTCTTCCTCTTCATAAGGGAACATTTCATCATACTCTTCATCAGTCAGAGTAAGATACTGAACATCAGCATCTTGATGTTCTTCGGCATACATCAGTTGATAGAGAAAGAAGTCACTTTCAGATGTGCTGCCGTATTCTACGACACCATCAACAAGGCACAGGTAATTCATTGGTATTCACTCTCATCAAATGTAAAGTATTCATGAATTGCAGACATCACTGCATCCTCAATGGCTTCCTTGATACTTTCTTCAGAAGGATTTTCTACATGTTTATGGGCACGATGCCATCCTTGTCTAACACCTTCCTCAATAGCAAGATTGAGTATATGATAGATTTTAGGTTTCATTCAAGCACCTCCCAGTGTGCATCAGATTTGTCACCGAAACGATTAGCACCAGTTCGTGTGCTTACCCAGAAAAAGTATTTGCGGTTTTCAGAAGCAAGGAACAATTCACCACCAGTATCTTGTTCTACAATACAGACAGGATTGCCTTCCATTGTGTTAACAAGACGGTTCTTGGCTTTGCTGCTTTTGGGTTTTACGGTTACTCTTCTCATTTTGAATCTCAAGTTTCAATTTGCGAATACCAGTAATAAAGTAAGCAAAGTCACGGGCCTCAGTGATACGTTTGGTTTCTCCACATACATTACACTTTCCTTCATAAATTGAGGAACAACCTACAGAATACACACCATACTTGTCTCCACAATCAAAACAAGTATTATAGGCAGTCTCAAGTGTTTTGAGTAATGATTTCTTCTCTTTGAGAGTCATAGGTCTGTTTCAATATGGCCATTATACATCTTCAGAACCACAATCATCCTCAGAGTGGTCAGTTTCTAAAGTGTCTTTCACTCTTTCCATCACTTCATCCATAGAGTATGTTCTTACTTTACCAGTATCAACATCCTCTACCATTTGCATCAAATACTCAAGAAACTCTTTGGGATATGTTTCATCCAGGTTGATACAACACCAGAACCATTGATAACATTCTTCATAAGGATCATCATCTTTCAGTAGAGCATAGTTCGCATAGTTTCCACTGATGAGGTCTCTCCACATCTTGAAGTTGTTCCAGATCTCTCTCCAACCAGTCTGGAAACAATGCCCGAAATAATACTCAAACCAGTTCAGTTTCTTCGCCATCTACCTTGTCCAAATAATCCCAGTTCCAAGTTCTCGAAAACACATCAATATCAAACCCGAACTTATAAGCCCAAAACAGAATACCCAGAACAGTTCCACTACCTGAAGTGATCTGAAGATAAGGATAAGATGGTTCATCATTCCAACTTACAGAGACTTGAAGCAAACTTTTACGTTTGATATTTAGAATCTGGACATATACTTCGTGCCCAAAGTCATAACGATGTTTGAATTGAATCAGGTTCATTGATCAGTCCCAAGATACGTTTTGAAGGAGAACACCAGGCATCACATAAGTCCACCCTGCTCCACCAACTTTATAATCCCACTTGTATTCATATTTATTATGAGAATCCCAAGTAACATAGCCTTGAGTTTTATCAAATCGACCTTTGATTGTCAGTTTCCACTTATTGGAGAAAATGTTACGAGTACGAAGAGCACCACCAGTCTCACGAGTTTCTACAACTTTGCAGGTATCTTCATAGGTTTGAAGACCAGTCTCCAAGATACACGGAGTTTCATACACAAATGGTTTGTATGTTTTAGGTGGTTTGGGTGTGGTTTGTGCAAATGCAGGTGAAGTCATCAACACTACAGCCAAAAGAAGTTTATTGATCATAATTTTCCTCAAAGTCAAACCATTCATACAGAGAGTTCATTGCACCCTCAACGACACAATCAACCACAGCATCTTGATGTGGATTCTCTACGTGTTTATGGGCCCTATTATAACCGAAACGCACTCCTTCTTCAAGGGCCATTTCTAATACTTTACGAAAATTAGGTTTCATCACATTCAGTTTTTTTCACTAGATCAGGATGTGGAGCGTATAATGGGCCTTCATAATTACCAGCAAACTCTTTCTCTTCTCTGGGTCTCATTACACGAAAATAGTATGTCATAATTGATGACACACCGGTTATCATACCAAGATAAATCAGAATGGCAACAGTTAGACTCATTTTGGCCCCTTAGGTGGATAACCTCCATAATACTTGACATTTTGTTGTAAGTCTCTTAACTTCTGCCCTGGTGTTCTTGTATCAATAAAGGATTGATCTGGAGCATTTGGTAGACGTACTTGCCCTGGTGTTACTTGTGAGGTCTTATAACGATCACCGATTTCTGGATTGAATGGCAACAAATCTGCTTCGATTTTGATTTCTTTTTGTTTCTCTTTTGTTGAACGAAGATCAAGCCCAACACCTTGTAACTTAGGAGCAGTCATTTGCTCTGGAACATAAGAATCAGCCAATCCCACACCACGATCAGTACGATAGCCAGATCCAGGAGTGAATGTTCTTCCAGTAATTTTTGATGGAGTTTTATTTCCTAATCGTACTTTTTCATCAGCAGGCAGATTGCGAACAAGATTTGAGTATGATGTTGTTGGTTTAGGTGCAGCTTTTGGTGCAGCAGCTTGAATTGAACGCAGAACATTTGCACCAATTTGACCCACATTTGATCGAGAAGGCAACAGATTGGTCTTTCTAAATTGTCTAGAAGCATCCATCGTCTGTTGAAACTGTTTTAGATTCTCAATGCCTGGAATCTTGTCTGCAGTCTTTTGCACATCTCCAATCGCAGTCTGCATATTCTTCATAAATGTGTTGAAGTTTGTTGCTTTCGCAAGTGCAGATGGAGTGTATTGACCTCTAGACTTTGTTGTTCCACCAACAACCATTGGTCTCTTTGTGGTAGGATCAGTAACTTGAACCTCAGCACCTTTAGGGCTAAGAACTGTATGAGTAACGTGTGATCCTTTACCTTGTTGACCAGGGCCTAACATAAACTCAGTTGGTTTCAGCCCACGGTTCATTTGTTTTTCAAGTTGTCTGCGATTAAATGTTTCCGCCTCAGCAAAAAACTCCTTACAACTTTTCATTTATTGTTTTAACTTTTCTATTATTTAGAAACAGTGTTCTGAAACTCACGTCTCTTCACATATTCTAATTCATCCCACTGATTTCTAAAGCAGAGAACCAAGAGCCGTTCATTACGATGCAGTGAACAGGCTCGATAGTTTTCATTATTTTTGGGTCTTACAGATACTTCGATTGTGATGTATTCCGTATCTTTGAAATACACCCAACCTTCTACATCTTTTGACCACTTAACATAATCATCAACTTGTGGTTCATATGTCATTGAATCTGTTCGGAAATGTTTTCAATAAAGATCCACTCATCAGGCTCTTCCGAATCGACAACAAACTCGGTAAAGAGAGAATGAGAATCATCGAACTGTTCTTGTTCCACAAGATACTCCATCCGTTCGATGTAGAAGTCCTCAATGTGTTCGATACACTGATAGTGCATATTCTCTTTATCAATCATCGAAAGCTGACTCCAACGGGGTTTGTTTGATCGGCATTGCAGTATAGTTGCGAGTGGATGAGATGTCAACCACTTTACCAACTTTCTTCGCATTTACAGGGCTATGATAGTTGTCTGTCTTGGGGTTGTAGAATCCCCAGACGGTGTAGACTTGTTGACCATTGTTATAGTCATATGTGCGATGATGATGCAAACTAATGCGAAGATGCTTGGCATCAAACTTTTCCACAACATAACTATAACCTTCAGGTGGTGAATGAGGAAATGACTTCGGAAGTTTCATCGGATGCAAGTTGATAGACTTGAGCTTTGTTGACAGATTCCATAATGTTGGAATCGTATTTACTCACGTATTCATCTCTCCAATCACGGAGAAGATCGTGACACTCGATGTAATTGGATGCGATCACATTGATCACACCACCATACTCCGACGTGGGAAATGGAACCCAGTAGTCAACAACGTAGAGATACTTCATCAATTTTGTCTCAACAAATACAGTATAGGTCAAAAAGACGGAACCACGTCGTTCCGCAGCCCAGTTTGAGAACTGTCCATCTGTTCCCAAACACTGTAGAGTTTGTTATACAGTGCCGGCACACTTCCATACTCTTTGGCAATACGATTCTCAGAAGAAAGATCAAGAAGTTGAAGTGCAGAAAGCAAAACACCAATTTCGTGAACGTTGAGATTCATAGTCGTTTCGGTCATTGAATGGGAAATGAACTTGTTTGTATTCTAGAACAAAAGGGTGCCGTTGTCAAACAGCAAGAGCACCCGAAGGAATGTCAACCGTCTTCACCACGTCAGGAAAGCGATGATCGTTAGTGTAACAAACCCATTCACCTTCTTTGGTGAAGATGTAAGAGTATTCTTCACTATTGGAAAGATACTCATTCAGGTTGGAATCGAGACGAGGAGAAGCATCACGATCACCACGGGCAGAGTAGTATTGGGGGCCATAAACACCCTTCACACCACTATCATCCCAACGTTCATCAGTCCAGGCACAAGACATATCACCACCATCAATCAGCTCTTCAGCAAGAGACCTGGCGTTGTAATGAGTAGTCAGAATACGACCAAGCCATTCGGGATAACCATCCCAATGATGGTAGGCAGAGAGCACAGAACCATCAGAAAGTTCGATACCAATGCGAGAACGAGTAGCCATT